AAAACATTCAATGAGAGCAAAAGAATCTACGGTGGCTACGAAAAACTTGTTGACCTATCGGTTATTAAGAATGATGGTGGTGGAACTCAATACACCTTTCTTGAGGCGGACTACTGGGACCAAACAATTATAGTTCATAAGAAGTGGGCAGACAATCCCAATAGCATTTGGAGGGAGAATGAAAATTGCTATGTTGTTTCAAATGCCGAAGAACTTTTAGAGGCCGTGAATAAAGAACCGCTCAAGGCAAACATTATGACAAGTTCAAATGAATCTTGGAAACAAATTATAGAATACTATGAAGCGCATTGACCTTGAAAGAGTCCCGTTTGACAAGGACAAATTCAAAAAGCGTTCAGCCCTCCGCTCGGATGTAACCCGAATGATTAAGGAGGACTGCATTATCTATGTTGATGACCAACCAACAATCCTATACAAGAAACTCAAAACCGACACCTCCGCTTTGCGTTGGGCGGTCAAGAACATTAAATATGCAGAAGGCAAACGCTCAAGGGGATTGAAATCCATCTCCGCTATCTTTGGGTATTCCCCTCGCGTTGCAATGCGCCACGACTATTGCACGGTTACTTCAATGGCAGTAAACCACAAGAAGCAACACCACATCATTACGGACTTCGCCAAAGAATTAGTAGGATACTACAAAGAATACTTCCCTAACCAATACGACTTCCACAACAAACTTGTAGAAGAACGGGTAATGCAAGATTGGACAATAGGAGGCAGTCCCTTCACAAGCGGAATCGTAAACAAGAACAACCAACTGAAATACCACTACGATGCGGGGAACTTCAAAGGAGTGCTTTCCAATATGGTGGTATTCAAGAAAGATGTAGAAGGAGGTCATCTCATAATCCCCGAATTAGATATTGCACTTGAAGTAGAAGACAACACCCTAACAATCTTCAACGGCCAAGACATCCTACACGGAGTAAGCACCATTGAATACGAGAACGAACACGCCTATCGCTATTCGGTTGTCTACTACTCGTTGGAGCAGATGTGGAAGTGCGAACCATTGGGCGAAGAAATAAAGCGAATCCGCAAAGTGAAAACGGAACGAGAGAAGAAACGACTTGACCCCGAACACTTGGAATCGCTCAAAAAAAGGAAGGATGAATTGAAAGAAGCATCCGACAAGGAGTTCTTCACAACCCTACGAAAGAATGACAAAAACTGACATACATAAAACGGCAATGCTGGAAGCCCTTGAGAAATCTCTCGGGGTGGTTACTTCTGCTTGTAAGGCCGTAGGCATTGCCCGTCAAACGCACTACGAGTGGTACAAGGAAGATGAGGACTACCGCAGTAGCGTTGACTCAATATCGGACATTGCTATTGACTTTGCTGAAACGCAACTACACTCCCAAATAAAGAAGGGTAGTACGGCAGCAACAATCTTCTATTTGAAGACCAAAGGAAAAGGCAGAGGTTATGTTGAACGACAAGAAGTCCACAACACGGGGGACAATTTGTTCCAAGTAGAAATTCTCGGTGCCGAAGATTTACACGAATAAGGTCTATAAGCACCTTTTAGCGTCTTCTAAACGCATAACGGTTGAGCAAGGGGGAACTCGCTCGGGGAAAACATATAACATCCTCCTATGGCTTATTTTTGATTATAGCACCAAGAACAAAGACAAGGTCATAACCATTTGCCGTAAGTCATTCCCTTCGCTTCGGGCTTCGGTAATGAGGGACTTCTTTGACATCCTCCGCACCCATCAACAATACCGCGAGGAGTTCCACAACAAATCAAGCAATGAGTATTACCTCAATGGGAATTTGGTGGAGTTCATATCGCTTGACCAACCGCAGAAGATTCGTGGTCGCAAACGCAACCTCCTTTACATTAACGAGGCCAACGAACTATTCTTTGAAGATTGGCAACAACTTATCTTCCGAACAGATGGTAAGATAATCTTGGACTACAACCCCTCCGATACTTTCCATTGGATATACGATAGGGTCATTCCTCGTGATGACTGCGAGTTCTTTCAAACAACATACAAGGACAACCCATTCCTTGACCAAACAATCAAAGATGAGATTGAGCGTTTGAGAGATACCGATGAGGACTATTGGCGCATCTATGGTTTGGGAGAGCGAGGAAGCAGCCGAGCGACCATCTTCCAGTTTGCCGTTGCAGATGAACCAAAAGGTAGGCTGGTTTCCGTTGGTATGGACTTTGGCTTCACCAATGACCCAACGGCAATCGTTAAGGTCTATCAAGATGGAAGCGACCTATACATACAAGAGTTGCTATACCATACGAACCTCACCAACCAAGACATCAGCGAAAAGTTAACGGAGATGGGCTTGACGCGGTTTGATGAAATATGGGCAGATAGCGCAGAGCCAAAGAGTATTGAGGAATTGCATCGGATGGGATGGAATGTCAAGCCAACGGCAAAGGGAGCAGATAGCGTAATGGCTGGAATAGACATCCTCAAACGCCATAAGTTGTATGTAACGAAGGAAAGCAAGAACATCATCAAGGAAATGCAGAATTACAAGTGGGCAGAAGACAAGAACGGAAACCTACTGAACAAACCTATTGATGCCTTCAACCACGCTATTGATGCAACACGCTACGCCACCTTCAATAGGTTGAGCCGTCCGAACTACGGGCGTTATGCCATTCGTTGATTTTAGTCAACCAACATCTTTTTTTGGTCAATCGTTATTTTTTTTTTGTTGAGCAATAAACTTTATTTAACATTCCTTCATCAACCAACAAATAACAACCAAATAATCAAGAGTTATGAAAACTGTTAAAGAAATTATTGAAACCCTTACCGCTAACGAGCACGAAGCCTTAATGCTTGTAATAAATGAGTATTCTCCAACAGACATAGCGTGTTATCAAAAAAGACTTACTCCCTCTCAAAAGGGCACCTTCGGCAGCCTTGTGAAGAAGGGACTTATCTTTGACTCTTACGCTGGATGGGGAAACGATGACCCAGACCATCAAGAAGGAAACTGGTTTCCTACTGATGAGGTTACAGAAGCCTTCAATCTTCCCGAACACAGAGGATGGTAATTAAAATCTAACATTAAAAAAAGAGAGCCTCCCTAACGGGGGGCTTTTTTTATGCGCTAACTTTGGATAAACAAGTTATTTATACGATGGAACTAAAAGTCATTGTCCCAACTACGCTATCGGAAATCACCCTTGAGCAGTATCAACGCTTTGCTCGGCTGGAGGGTGATGATGAGTTCTTGACCAAGAAAGCATTGGAGATATTTTGCAATGTTCCCATTGAGGAACTTCCAAACATTCGCTTTAAGGACATTTCGGGCGTTTCTAAACACCTCAACGCTATGATGAAGGAGAAGCCTTCACTAACGCAGAGATTTACGCTTAACGGGCAAGAATTTGGATTCATACCAAACTTGGAAGAAATAACCTACGGAGAGTTCGTAGACCTTGATTCGTATATGACCGACATTCAAGAACTACACAAAACGATGTCCGTATTATACCGCCCCGTTGTTCAGCGTGCTGGAAAGCGATATGCCATTGAGAAATATGAATCAGCCAATAAGTACTGCGATGAAATGAAACAAGCCCCGATGAATGTCGTAATGGGCTCTATTCTTTTTTTTTGGACTTTAGGAAGCGAATTATTGAGCAGTATGTTGACCTCTTTGGAGAAAGAGATGGCGAACCAGACTACTCTGCCCAATCCCAATTTGGCCAAAGGTGGGGATGGTACAACACTTTCTATTCACTCTCTCAAGGTGATGTTAGAAGATTTGATGAAGTTGGAGGACTACCCCTTCACCAATGCCTCACCTTCCTTACCTATGAAAAGCAAAAAAACGAAATTGAAAACCGAATACTCAAAAGCAAGTTGAAATGAGGCAGTTCTACAACCTAACAAAAACCATCAAAGACACGCTTGAGGCACATAGCCAAGTGAATGCCGTAACCTTCGGTAACATCTTTGATGTGGACTTGAACAAGCAGACCATCTTCCCCCTTTCTCACATAATGGTTAACCAAGCAACCATTGAAGGACAAACGATGACCATCAACATATCGGTTATGTGTATGGATGTCGTAGACGAAACGAAGGAAGACCCCCGCAATCAAAACGAGCCCTTCTACGGAACGAGCAACGAGCAAGATATTTTGAATACCCAACTTGCCGTACTCAACTATTTGATTATGAAGTTAAGCACGGGAACGCTTTATACGGACTTGTATCAACTGTCGGGAACGCCCACTTGCCTTCCTTTCTCGGAACGCTTTGAGAACCTCTTGGCGGGTTGGACTGCAACCTTTGATGTCATTCTTCCCAACACTGAAATCTATACTTGCTAATGCCACGCAAGGAGAACATAGAAGCAGTACTAAATAAGTTCGGCAAATATGTCGTTCAACAAGCGCGTTCCAATCTTTCCAAAAAGAAAAAGAATGTAACGGGCGAATTGTACAACTCAATCTCCTATGACCTCAATGTTTCGGAGACGGGTGCTTCGTTCTCTTTGGTCTTTAAGATGGCTGACTATGCAGACTTCCAAGACAAAGGTGTTCGCGGTAAATCATCCTCAAAAAAAGCCCCCAATAGCCCCTTCCGATTTGGTTCGGGAAAGGGCAAAAAAGGAGGGTTGAGTGAATCAATCCCAAAATGGGTACGAGATAGGAGATTCCAATTCCGAGATAAGAAGGGAAAGTTCTTGAGTTATGAGTCAACGGCTTTTCTCATCACTCGTTCTATTTATCAAACGGGAATACCCGCAACACAATTCTTTAGCCGTCCCTTTGGTTTGGCTTTTAAGCAACTCCCACCCGACATCGTTGAAGCATTCGCATTGACACAAGAAGACCTACAAGCATTTACAAGAAAATAAAATGGCAGCAAACCCCATCTCCTATTTACCTACGGGACTGCGTAGCGCACGAAGCCCTATCTTCTTATCCTTTGGCGTAGAGGATTCGGCAGATACTTTATTGAGTGTTCAAATAACTATGTATGTCTTTGCTGGTAGTTCAGCAAGTACCCCCGCATCGGCTTCATATTCAATCTCAAAGACCGCAGTAAATAACCAAGTTATTGTTGAGGTGTCTGACCTTATTCGTGAGGTTCTTGCTTTATCATTCTCAAAAGATAGCATTACAACCATCTCGGAGTCTACTTCGGGTGAGGCCGTATGGTGCAAACTTGAAATTGCTGGTACTTGGTTGTCTTATCCTTCAACTTCGCCTACGGCAGACACTCTTGTTGATGCCCATTCGTTTTTAGTAACTGATGGCTATGATGACTACACCGAACAAGCAACAAGCAATGTAGCAGAATACCGCTACCTCACAAGCGCAGCAACGCCATACTCAACAAACACCTCCGTAACGAGCCGACTGATTGCAGACCGCACCTTCCAAGTGTATGAGAGTTTCAATCAATCCCTACCCATTTATTACGATGACCTTGCAAATGTCGTAGGTGTGGAATATGAAATCAACGGAGGTTCTTATTACTACGAAATCAGCGACTTTATTTCGGGAGGCTATACAAGTACTCAATCAACCCGTAAGATTGTATACATTCCCTTTGGAGTTCCAAACATCGCTTCTTTTGTGGGCGTTACCCCAACGGGTTCTTATGTGATTAAAGTCGTAGGGGCAAATGAGTTTGAGGAATATGTTGAGCGTGTCGCTGCTGGGGGTGGTGTCTTGGAGGCTGAAACTTGCCTCACGGATGCAATACTTGCTCTTGGAGGCGTTATCTATGACCCATATTATGTGGACATTATCTGCGAACCTAAATACACGCCAGTCCAAGTAGCGTTCACAAACAAAGAAGGGGTAATGGACACGCTGACTTTCTTTAAGCGAAGCAACCGCACGGGCAACTTCACAAACGAGTCCTATATGCCTCAAATCTCACCCGATGCGGTTACGGCTATTGACCTTACCAAGCCTCAATTCAAACAATTCTTGGTGAACTCAACTGAAACTTTAACCTTGAACACGGGATGGGTAGAGGAGCAATATGATGAGGCCATCCGCCAACTCCTATTATCCGAAAGGGTGATTGTATATGACGGAGGAACGAAGATTGCAGCCAATCCGCAACGCGGAGGCGTAACCTATCAAAAAGAGGTGAATGACAAGACCATCAACTACTCCTTGTCTTTTGATATTGCCTACAACAAATTGAACAACATCCGATGAACAAAGTAGGGATATTTATTGGAACGGATGAATTGGACTTGTTTGATGACGAGCAAATCTCTATCAATTTGCAGTTGCAAAATATCGCAGACATCTCAAAGTTGTTTGCCGACTTCACTCAAACATTCACCGTTCCCGCTTCACCAAGAAACAACCAAATCCTACAACACTACTATCGTACTGACTTAACTTCATCATTAGATTGGAAGGCTCGTCAAGAAGGATATATTGAAATCAATAGCCTACCATTCCGATACGGGACATTCCAACTTGAGGAAGTGCAGATGAAGCAGAATGCTCCCTATTCTTATTCGCTTTCATTCTTTGGTTCGGTGGTAAACCTAACGGATTTGTTTGGCGAGGATTATTTGTATGACCTTGACTTGTCTGCTCTTGACCACGATTATACTGCTGCAACAATTCAATTAGGAATTAACGGTGAAGGGAATATGCCCCTTTCGGCTGGTGGAACGAGTGGTACAAGCATTATTTATCCTTGCATCACTCCCGTTAGGAATTGGATGTACAATGTACACGGAGGCGCAAATGATGAATTAGACATCAAGTACAATAACGCTGGAGGCCACCAACACGGAATCAACTATTACGAGGTCAAACCCGCAGTAGCGTGTACGGAAATCATTGCAGCCATTGAAGCAAAGTACGGCATTACAATGTCGGGCTTCTTTGACGATAACGATGAGTTCCAAAAGTTATATATGTGGGCGCATCGTAGGGCTGGGTATATGTACCAAGACCAACCAAATGCGATGAAATATCGCAAGATTGATTTTGATACGCGCACGGGAACTTACTTTGACCTTGCAAACGACACCTTTGATATACCTACCAACTTTGGAAGCAATAGCGGTGTATTTGATTTTTCCATATCTCTTAACACATTAAGCCAAGATGCAAACTTTGCTATCTATGTTAATGGGGGTTATCGCACGAGCCAAGTAATAACATCAACGGGTACATTTTATTTCTACGGGCTAAAATTAGAAGATGGAGATAGGATTAGCCTACGGGTAAAAACCTTAAACAATAGTACGGCTTTAACTTATGGGATAACAACTTTTGGGATGACTTTCTTTCCACAAGGTGACCCGTCAGTTTCACTTGGAACTGCCCGAATGACTGGAACGGATACCATTAGCGTTACGGTGAGAGTTAGCGAATTGATGCCCGAGCAGAAGATTGCCGACTTTCTAATTGGTCTTATCAAGATGCACAACCTTGCATTTGTACCCGTTAGCAATACTGAGTTTTCGGTAACCACGCTTGACGATTATTACGCCAATAGCACCGACCAAGCGTGGGATGAGTATATGGACATCACGGAAACAAGTGTAGTGCGCCCCGAAATCTACCGAAGAATACAATTCAAATACCAAGAGGCGGGTGCTATTCTTGGAGCAACCTATTTACTTGAGAATGGCGTTGGCTATGGTGATTTAAGAGCCGACTTTGATTTTGATGGTGAGGAGTTTATTGTTGAACTACCTTTTGAGCAGTTGCTATTTGAACGCCTAACGGATTTAGAAACGGGATTACTTACCGATAGTGTTTTAGTAGGGGAAGCCATAACAAGGGAATTAGAACCCTATGTAGGTGCGCCAATGCTATTCTATGCTACGGGTGAGTTTGAAGTAGGAATAGGCGAAGAAAATGCTATTGGATTTATTGATGAAGCCAATATAGACACCCCATTATTAAATATATGGTACTGCAACGCTTCAAGCCGTTTTGATGTAAACAATGAAACAACCTACTCCACGAACTTCGGTGGGGATATTGACCCGTACTTCCTTCAGTCGGTTACGAATAGTTTATACCAAACCTATTGGTTCAACTATACGACTGACCTATACAACCAAAAAAGAAGGATGGTAACTATAACGGCTATCCTTCCCGTAGGCAAGTTGATAAATATGGCTTTGAACAATAAGATTATTTGGAGAAACGAAAAGTGGATTATTAACTCAGCAAACATCAATATGACTACTGGTGAGGTTCGCTTTGAATTACTTAACGATGTATGAAGACAAGTTATTTGAGTTACTTAATTGAGTTGCTTCAAAGCGATGAATGGAAGGGCAAAAGCCAAAACATTGACATCGCCAAAGGCAAGTACCGAATGCCCCAAACTTGGACGGAGTTCTTAAAGCGTAGATAATGGCAGTAATTGAAAACATAAAGATTGAGGGCGATGCCTCCAAACTAATTGATGCCATTGACCAACTCAATAAGCGTGTGGGCGAACTTGAGGGGCAACTCAAGGATGTAAATACGGGCGTAAAGGACTTGGGTAAAACGGGTAACTCCGTTTCAAAGGCCGTAGGTGGAATCGGAACCGCCTTGAAGGGAATTGGTATCGGTGTATTCATTGCAGCGTTTGACCAATTAAAGGAAGTTTTTACGGGGAACCAAAAGGTGATGGACATCTTCAACACCTTGCTCAATACCCTTAAAATCCTTTTTAACGACCTCGCAGAAGCGGTACTTCCTCCCGTAAGCAAACTCCTAAATAGCATCTTCAGCGATCCCGTTCAGTCCATCAAGGACTTCGGTCAAGCAATCCAAGATTATGTACTAAACTTCTTTGATCAAATCCTTTCTTCCGTAGGCCATTTAGGATCAGCCCTTGTAAGCCTATTTAAAGGTGATTTTAGCGAAGCACTTGAGCAAGTTAAGTTGGCGGGTGCTGATGCGGTAGATGCCCTCGTAGGCGTTGAGGAAGGTGGCATTGAAGCGGTAAAGAATGTTGCAAAAACGGCATTTGATTATGTCAAAGAATTACCCAACCAAATCAAGGAAGCCGTTAATTCGGCTCAAGCACTTGTAGAACTGGAGAAGGCTGCCCAACTCGCAGCCGTACAACGCCAAAAGATTCAGTTGGAATA